TTTTTTTTAAAAATCTTTTCTCTTTTTTATCATTTAAAATATAATCTCCATAAGTAAATAGAGTGTGATAAAAACAAACATCATAAACATCATTTTATCAAAAGGAAAATTTTTCATTGTAATGTATGTAATCTCACTTCCACTCTCCAAGCCGCCGCTTCACCATTCATAGCCATATTTAAAAGAGCATCTTCCATCATATATGCAGTGTTTTCTTTAGCAACATCTAAAAAAACTTTTTTCTGATATTTTTTTGCTTTACCTACAGCTTCTAAAACATAAGCAGTCCACTCCATCGCTTCAGTCTTTTTAAAAATTGGACTAAAACTCATCAGACACATCTCCTTTAACTTCACTTAAACAACCTGTACTTAAATCATAATAAAGATTACAAGCGTGTCCTGTTTCACCTGAAAATCTATTCTTTAAAATATTTACTTGAGCAAGATTATTTTTGGCTTGTAAATTTCTATTCATTGAAATAATTATATCGGATAGTTGAGCAATACTTTGACTACCTCGTAACGCATTTAAACCAACACTCTTACCATCTTCAAAACCTTTATCTCCTTCTGAACGTCTAAGATGTGAAACTAATATTAAACCAATACCAGTTTCTTCTACTAGCGTTCTTAATTTTTGAACAGTATAATCAATTAACTTTCTTTCGTCACTTGTATGTGCATCACCTAATGCTGACAATGCCATATGTAAATGGTCAAGGATTACAAAATCTACATTACACGCTTTTGCTAAGTATCTTATTTTAGATAATAAATTATCAGCAAGAGTGCTACCAAAATGATTGTAGAGATAAAATTTCCCGTTACCAATCGTTGTCTTAAAAACTTTTTTAAGTTCTCCTTCATTTGTTCCTTCTCTAGTTAGATGTAAAGGTTTTTTAAGAGCCACTCCCATAATTCCTAGAGCACTACGCTTAACACTTTCTTCTAAAGCTATATAACCTACACTAAATTCTTTTTTTAATAGATGTAATGCAACGTGTCTACAAAATGAACTCTTACCTATACCTGTACCTGCGGTAATCGTAACAAGTTCACCTTTTCTTAACCCGTGTGTTTTTGTATTTAAACATTCAAATGGGTAATCAACACTTACATAAGTATCTTCTTTTTTAATTTCATTCCATAAATCTGCACCTAAAACTATTCCATCAGGTCTATATGATTTACTAGACCATATACAATCTACTAATTCTCTAGTCTTATTAGCTAATAACATTTCATTAGCGTCCTTTAAAGGTAGACTACATATCTTAGCTTTATTAGGTGAGAATAATTTTGCACATTCTATAGCTCCTTGTTTACCTTGTTCATCTTGGTCAAACATTAAGTCTACTGAGTCAAATCCTTCAAGCCACTCTAACTCTTTTTGAATATCTCTTTTAGCTCCTTGTGCTCCACTCTTTACACTTACTACTGGAAATTTATTTGAATTAATTTTGGATACGCTAAGGCAATCTATTTCTCCCTCAACTACGATAATCATTTTACCTTTGTCTCTCCAAAGATGCTGACCAAATAAACCTGATTGTCTTGCGTCCCCTAGCCATTGAAAGGTCTTATCAGGGTTTCTTAATTTTTGTGCTACTAATTTTTTATCTTTATCATAATAATTTGCTATCTGAACTGGTCTTCCAAACCACGCACCAGTTTGATAATTAAATTTTCTTACTGTGTCTAAATCTATTTTTCTTTTTGTTAAAGGAGTAAGTTCTCCACTTATAAATTCTTTACTTGTTTTTTCTTTTACTGGTTGTTCCAAATCATTTCCTCTTGTTGTAGTGTTACACGAGAAACAATAAGAGTGTCCATCATCATAAACTGAATTAGCGTCTGACGAACCACAATTATTGCAGGGCGTGTGATATAAAAAGTTGCTTTCCTGTTTTTCCATAAAAATTTTCCTGTTAAATATTTCCCCCTTGAGAGCTTTAGCCTCACAATTCCAATCATTTAAGATTTTCCGTTGAGTATTATTTACTCTCTCAAGGGGTACAAACAAACTATCTCAGCAATTCACTTACGTTAAAATGCGGAGATAAGGAGTCAGCCATATCTCTATGACCAACTATTGTAACCTCTTTATAATCTTTTTTTAAATCACGGATTAACTCTATAAGAGCTCCATATTGTTTAAAAGTAAAATTACAATCGGGCTTACCATCTATTGTCTGTCCACCGATTAGACAGATACCAATAGAATTTTTATTTGACAATTTAACAGAGCTATCAACGTGAGCACCTGCGATTTGTATTTCTCTTCCATCTTGCACTTCACCTTTTCTAGTAATGACTTTGTGAAATGCACAAGAGAACAAACCTTCTTTTCTGTGCTGTATGTCAATATCCTTTACGTCAAAATTCTGTGTTGGATTAGTTTCAGAAGAGTGTATGACAATGTATTTAGTTTCTTTTCTTATATTGCTCATCTTTAACGACACCATACTTTCTTATAATTTTTTTAAGAGCGTTACGACAATGTTGTTCGTCCATATTATCAACATCAACCCACTCATTTTTTGATTCTGAATAATATTGAACACTCTCCTCTTTAATAACTACTCTACCTATCATAACCACTCTTTCGGAACGTGTTTATCGGCATATTCATATCCATATCTTTCGCACCACATTCCATAAGTTGTTTTTGATTTCTTACTTATCCTAGCTCTTGAATTAGAAAATATAAATCTAATATCTAAATTAGGGTATTGCTCCCTAATCAATTTCATTTTCTGTCTATCTTGAGTGGTAAATAATCCTTTAGTTTCTATAAAAATTTTTTTCTTTGTTAAATGAAAATCAGGCGTATAGGTATGAACTTTTTGAGGCTTAGTATATTTCAACTTAGTCTTTTCAAATTCATACGCTACACGATTTTCTTTTAGTTCTTTCGCTATAGACTCTTCTAAGCCTGAACGAAATCCGTATCTTAATCCGACTTGCTTAGAAGTCAGACGTAGCTTCCTGCGATACATTTTCTACTACTGCTACTGCTTCAGGTTGTTCATAGCCGTCTTTAACTTTATCAAAGCCATAACCTTTAGCATTACTAGAGCCACCTTCAACTAACTTAGTTATTTGAACTGCTCTTAGTCTCATTGATACACCTGCTCCTGCCATAGCTGTGTAATAAGGTATCAATTCTGCTGATACTTTCATTTCACTACCTGACCAAACATTTGCGTCAATCATAGGTTTCCCCGTGCTATCAAACAAAGCAACTCTATTAGGTATTACTTTACCATCTTTAGTTATAATTTTTGCCTTAGTCTTAAATTTAAAGATAACATTTCCTGATGGCTTACCATCAATTAATTCATCTTCAAAAGGACTAGGAGCTTGTTTAATAGATTTTCCTTTAGCCTTCTCTTTAGCAAGAGTAAGACTTTTTTTAATCTCAGCATTAATTTGAGTTACTAATGGTTGAGCATCTTTCGCCTTTAAAATAAGATTGGTCTTATAATGACCAGTCTCATCAAAACGAGTATCAGGTGTTGTCAGCCACGCATATTGCGAAACTCCAACTGGTGATACAACCTTGACATAACTATTCTTTGCCATTTCTTTTTGTCTCCTTTTTATAGGTTCTAAGTAGGGGTACTTTAATGCTTTTACGCAAAAAAGAACTTACTTTCCCTCAGTTTATTAATATCTAAATCGCCTTTTGAGGGTACTTCAGGCAATTTATCTTTTAGTTTATCAGGTAGTTGTCTTATGACATCTTCCCTAAACTCATTTAGTATGTCGTGCTTAGAAAACATATCAATAAAGGCTTCTCTTATACTTTTATTTAACATTTCTACATCACCCGCAGTAGTACCAAAACTATCGTGCACATTACAAAAGTTTTTAATTCCATTTTTATATGCAATATTAACAGTCTTAATCATTCCCGCAGAATCAACCGAGTGCACCACGTTAGGAGCTACTCCGTTGGACATACGCAATTTATCTGTCTTATCAGTCTCAGCATTGATACGGGGTTTTATAACTTCTCCCATAAGCATAGCTTTAACTCTTTTAGACTTCATTTCAGGATAGGATTGATAAACTGGAAATCCTACTGGTGTAACCCAGTGAATAGGTAATTGTTCTCTTGAAACAATCTTAGCAATTTCCTGAAGAAATTTCATACCTACTCTTGCTGATTTTAAATTATCCCCTATGCTATCCCAAATGACACTAGCCAAATAAGAAGCGGGTCTAAATAAATCATCAACAAATGGGTGATGTTCACCTTTATCTTGTCTTTTCGTTAAGTCTTCTATAACAAAGTCCGTACAAGAATATCTTGTTGAACCATAACAAATTGTCATAATACTTCTTTTAGTAGTAGAACGCTTAATTCCATACTTCAACCAAGCCTGAGCATAAGGCTTACCTTCTGCAACGTGTTCTTTTAACTTTTTATTAACAGCGTCAGCAACTAATTGATAAATGTCTTGAGGTGTATCTGTCGGCATTAAATTAACTAACTTACCCGCAACACTATCTCTTAACATTAAAGAATATAATTGAAGACCATTACAGCTCCCATCAACATTATCAGGTAGATAAGTAGAATAATTTGTATATATACAATATACTTTTCCATCAGATTGTTTATCTATTTCAGAATATAATATATCTCATTATAA